TTAACCATATTTATAATTGGTTTATAATAAGCGAGCATACGCCCACTAGGTAAACGCATCATTAAAAAATCATTTAATACTTTAAATCTGATTCCATTGTATTCAGTAACGTAATTTCTTTTGACCGCTTCTCTTGCTGTCTCTTCTAGCCCATACCAAAGATTAACAATTTTTGGGTAATGGCTTCTATAGCTATCAACTATTTCTTTAGCTTGTTCTTCTGATAAAAAAACATTCCATTGAGTTTCACAAATTTCTTTGAATGTTTTTGCTCCTCCTCCATATCCACAAGAGAGAACGCTTATCTTACCAAGTTGTCTTTGATCTTTTGTTACTTGATCATAAGGCACTTTATAAATACCACTAGCTACCCTTTTATATTGATCCACCCCATTTCTAAAATCATCTAATGTTTTTGTATCTTTTGCTACCCAAGCTAGAACCCGATTTTCTATCGACGCAAAATCTGATACAAGTAACCTCATTCCTAAAGGAGCTTTAACTACACTTCTTATTAATTCAATTCCACGATCAATAACATTGATATTTTCAGTATCATGAGATAAAAACTTTTTAATTAATTCTTCTGGATTTTTATTTGTATCTCTTGGGAGATTTTGCATTTGGAAACCCGTTCCGCTATTTCCTGTAATCGAGATTAAACCATTTCTTCTTACCAAAAAAAAACCAGTGCTTGTTTCAGGGCAAAAAACATTACCCCGATATTTAGTTAATTTAGAATGATTATTTGTGATTCTTGTATATTTAGAAGGCCTTATATAGACACGATAGTTAGTATTCCATGAGGCCTGTCTCTCTCTTGCTATTACCCTAGCGGAATTCCCTGTTAAATGTGCTACAGTAGCACTAAAGTAAGCGTTGTTTTTAGAACAAGTAGAATACTCAAAAGATTTTTGCCCCTCGTAGGTATGCCCATCCCATTTTGGTAGTTCATCTATAAAAGCATAAAGGTCTAATTCAATAAACGAAAAAATATTAAAATCTTTATCCTCAAAATCGGACAACCACTTAGGAATGTTTTCCCAAGAAATATAAAAAACAACTTTGTTACTATATTGGGTTTCACTAAATTCAATTTCAGCTTCTTTTAACAATCGACGGCATCTCTCAATTTTTCTTTTTTTTACAAAAATAAATCTTAAATTCTTATTATTTTCATTATAGTTAAAATTACCATCTGCTTGAGTCATTACTATTACTCTAGTTTGGATTTCTTCTCCTGTTTTTTTTATTTCTCCGCTTAAAATATACTTATTTAGACCACGGCCTAGCATGTCTTTTGCTAATATTGTCATGAATTTTTCAGTGGATGTAAAAAAAGGTATAACATGTTCTTTAGTAATTATCATATCCGTAAATTTATTTTTTATATGAATTAAATCATCATCTAACGGCCACATATTTATTTTTGTAGTCTCAAAAAAAATTTCGCCAGAATTTTTAGACCACACGGCAATAGGTTCTCGACATTCATAAACATTAACCCATCCATTCTCGGTTAGCAACTCTGTGTCATCTGATAGGCAAAAACGGCCAGTAGATGCCTTATGGAAAATTAAATTTCCTTTTACAGTGCCATCCTTGCAAACAGCTTCTTTAATAAAATCAAATTTTTTAATTGGGGTTCTTCCTAATTCACTTTTTATTTCCAAAAATCTTTTTACTTCAGGTAATAAATTAATCTTCTTAAGAGCAAAATTAACATCTTCTTTAGTATAATTTTTTAGAGATACCCCTTTATCATTTAACCACGCTAAAGATTTAGGACGTGAGTTAGTGGAGTCTAATTTTCCCTCCGTTAAGGTAAGAATTTCCTTAGCTAAATCCTTACTATATTTTTCTTTGGCCGTAAGAATAGCATTAGTTAATTCTATATCAACTGGAATTCCACGTTCATTAATATCTAGTGTTAATCTAAAAAGCTCTAATTCAGATTGCTTAAGGTGACGTGTTAATGATTTATAGATCGCTATTTCCGCTCGTACGTCTTGCTTACAATACTCGTAGAATTCATTAAATTTTTCTGGATCGGATTCAATAGTTAATTGAGTAGATGGATTTTTTTTAGTCGCTTTTTTTGGCTTAGATAATTGGGTTATTAAAAGTTTACCTATTTTATCTTTTACTATATCAAGTCCTAAAGCTTTCCCACACGCCTCCAAAGAAGCTGGCAAACTTAAAGCAAGCGCATCAGTCATGGTGCATTCCACTTGATCTGAAGATACTTTAGGAAACCCATATTTTTTATGGCATACATTATTAATGATGTTGTACTCAAAAGTTACGTTCCATGATCTAATCGTTCCCATAGTCATAAAATGATCAAATACATCTTTAGGAAGAGGTTGCCCTGGGAGCCATAAACGGACTTCCTCCTCATTAAAAGCGTAGGCCATACAAATAACATCAGTTGATGGGTGTTCGCTATAAGGGAACGTCCCATAAGATAAATCAAATTCTGAATAAGTCTCAAAATCAATGAAAAGAATTTTTTTAGTCATTTAAAAAATCGCTAAAGTCTTGGTTAGCGGTAGTTTTAGAAGTAAACCGTTCTCCTTCTTTAACTTTCATCACATTATCTAATGCTATCGCTACACCTTTAGAATTCTGGAATTCATAAGCATAAGGTCTAATAGATGCTCGATAAAATGCTCCACTATAAATTTCATCTTCTGAAATTGGTTCTCTTAAATCATCCCCATCTTTAATAACTACCCCTGGTTTTTGTTTAGATGAAGCAGTCATTACACGACAATTTTTCCATCCATATTTTTCGTCCTCTTCATCCCCATCTTTAAAAAATGTTTTTAATTTTTTTGGTACTTCCCCCCATTTTTCCATGCACACCGCTTTAATTTCCCCATCAACTTTTTCCCAGAATTTATCATCTTTAGGAAGAGCTATCGTGATGGAATATTTTGGTTGCACTCCTTCGCTATACGCTCTTGGTTGCATTAGGGTAACAAATGACCCTCTAAATTCTGGCGTAACTAATTTTGTCATAATCTTCTCCTATTTTATTTTACTAATGACCACAGTGGTCGCTTCACTTTTAATCAATTCATCTAAATCAATATTTAATTTTTGTGCTTTTATTTCTTTCTCTATTTTCGCTACTGATAGCATTTCAGTTTTTGTTTCCACTACTTTACTCGCTCCAAGTAACGGCCATAACTTTTCATACGCTATTTTCTCATCTATCCACGATCTTGTTTTTCTTCCAGGGACAAGGTGATACGTATCAATATTTCCCCCTCGTAAAAGAGTATTCATCGCTTCTTCTTCCGTTACTTTAATAAATATTTTTATCGCAGGGGTCATATCCAAACGCTCGTTAAGAGGGATAGTTAGAAAATCTTCTCTTGCTGCTTTTTGAGCTTGTTTTAATATTTCCGGACATGTATTAACCCGAGGACACCAACGACAATAAGATTCCCCTACTTCAAAATTAAAAATTCCATTTTTATAATTTGAAATAATGGTATTAATCTTTTTTTCCAATGGAAGTAAATCTTTTAATTTTATTTGTTCTTTTTCAAAATTATTTTTTAGCGGTTGAACTATATGAACAAAAACATTGGCCACTGGTTTATTCATAGACAATATTTTTTTTACCGCTCCTATAGCATAAATTTGAAGTTGTGTATTACCATAAACCGAAACATAAATTCCTTCCCCACATTTTAGATCAATAATATTTAGCGTCATTGTTTCGGAATCATAAACAAGAGCATCGGCCGTACCAAAACAATCCTCATTAACAAATAATTCTTGCTCATATAAACGTAATTCCCCTTTAACTTTAGCTACATAATCAATATATGGTTTAACAATTTCTTCTATATCTTTTTGAGTAGGGACATAATCATTATAAAATAATTTTGGTTCCTTTCCTGATAAAATATCCTCACTCATTAAATGTAGGGCCGTACCTTTTTTGGCGTAGGGGCTATCTAGTTTAGTTTCTTTTTGGGTTACATTTAAAGACTGAGAACAATTAAGCCAACGACTAGAAGACGACGGTGAAAATTTTGCATGTGTACTCATAGAATCCTTTCTATATTTTGTTTCTTGTTTAAAACCGTATTTATCATGATGGAATCAAGCGATTTAGCTATAGTTAATATCTCTGCTATAACCTTGTTTTTTTGCCCTATACGATGGCATCTATCTATCACTTGCATTAAAGCTGAATAACTCCAATCGGCTTCCACGATGATCACATGGGATGCTTGAGTAAGAGTTATTCCCACACCTGCGGCTTGTATTTGTCCGATAAAAACTCTTATGTCGGAATTATTTTGGAATTGATCTATAGCAAATTGTTTTTGAACGATAGAATCACGTCCATCAAGTTTTACGGGTTTAAATTCTTTTAATTGAATTTTGAGCGCATCTATTACCTCCAAATGGCGTGCTACTACAAAAATCTTGCGAATAGATTCTAATCTCATTTGAATATGTTGAACCGCTTGATTAATTTTCTTTATTCCTTCTTCTCTTAAATATGATGCCATATTAGAAAAATATTCAGGAATATTTTCTTCTGTTATTTGTTGGGGAATAAATTTTTGTTCGATAGGTAAATCTAAATCAATTATTTTTATTATTTTTTCTGGAAGATCTAATACTTCTGATTTTAATTTTCTGAATATAAATGGTGAAATTAGTGATTTAAGTTTAGGTGCATTAGTTGATGAATCATAATCCCATATTGTTCTATTAAATTTTTTTACAATATGGGCACCACAATATTCTAATCCAAATTCATGAAATGTTGACGTAATAATTCCTAACGCTCTCATCTGCATATATAGATCTCTATGCCGTTCTAGTGGCGTCCCTGTTAAAAGAAGGACTTTATCTGTGTTAATACAAATTTTTGTGGCGATTAAAGATCTAATGGCGGTGGGATTTTTGATGTAATGGCTCTCATCCAAAATAACTCTATTAAAAGGAGAAAAATCAAAATTTGGGGAGATGACTTTATTTTTTTTTCTTCCTAATAATTCATAATTAATGATGACGGTAGATGGGATAATAGGAAGAACATCACTCGATTTTTTAATGACGACAATATTATGGGGAAAAGAAAATAATTTTAGTTCACGTTCCCAATTTAATTTAAGTGTCGCTGGACAAATAATGAGGGTGTGATCTTGAGGAGTAATAGTGGAGCATGCTATTGCTGTTTTTCCTAATCCTTGTTCTAGGGCCAGGAGAAATTTAGGATGGGATTGATGAAACTCAATCGCTTCAAGTTGATGCTTGTATAGTGTCGCCATTTTCGTCTATCTCGCCATTTTTATTTTCTTCGACTAATTTATAAATCATACTTTTTTTAGATGTTTTATTATTTAGCAATTCAATTTTTTTATTCGCTAAAAGATAACTTATAACTTGGGATCTGAAAATCTTATTATTTTTTTGGAAAATATTTTTTATTAGATTGTCTGATATTTTAAATAGTTGTGTTTTACTAGAAATTAATTTTTGTATTACTTTTTCTGCTAATAAACTTATTTTGTTGCTAGTCTCATCCGAATCAAAAATAGGTTCTAAATCTTGGGATAGACTTTCCACCATATAAAAATAAAACATATCTTCGGCCCATGTGATCGCATCCATCCGCACTTCTAACGAAGGTTCTTTTCTCCCAGCTAAAGCATAAATCATAGATAATTTTTTTGTAAACTCGGAAAAAGAATTTACTATTATTCCTTGGGTAGTATCCCCTGATTTATGCGCTTTTATTTTTAGCTCATTCGATTTTTTGGTATGGTCATTATTTAAATAAAATTGTGCTTCAGAGGATTCTATTATATTGTGTCTAACTTTCGGCTTCAAAACAAAATCATAATAAAAATATGAATTTGTTTTTTTATTAAAACCTTTTTCAATTTTAATTTGTGATATATCAACTTTATCAAATATCTCATGACTAAAATTTATTTTTTCAGGAGAAGAAAAATCATCAAAATTATCTTCTTTTTCAAATACCCATTTACTAACAAAATTTTGGATAAATTTTATTTCTTCCTGATTAAAAAATTCTTTATTTTCATTTGTTGTCGGTTTATTTAAATATAAATTATCATCAACTACCATAAAGGTACGTCTACCCATCCCCGCCATAAAATCTTTTTTATAAAATTCATTTTTAAATTCTGGTGTAGTAAACATTAGCGATGAAAACCTAGGGCCGTAACAAACGCCATAACTCTCATTTTTTAATTGTATATGTTGTAAATTATCATCGCAAAAATCAGAATAGTATTGGCAAAAAAGTTCCGATAGCTCACTAGTAGCACTGTTACTCTTATTTTTCCCCTTTAAGATCTTAGTGTATTCATCTAAAAAATAAAAATTGATAGGACTAGAAGCAAAACTTTGGGTAAACGCTGCTTTTGATTCAATGTTGCTATTTTTCCAAGATTTATTTAGTGGTGGGATAATATTTTTTAAGCTCTGTAAAAGTTGAGATGACGTTGTTTTTCCGCTTCCTGATAGGGCCACATACAAAACCATTAGATTTGACCTAGTTTTCCCATAAACAATGGAATAGGACAATAACCAGGATACTGCGGATAAAGCCGTAAAAAATGCCATTTGGCCCGCATTAGTATGTTGGTTTCTTAAGGTCGCTCTATAAAGAATATCGAGTAGCGAACCGACCTCGACTTTGGGGTGATCTTTTAACGGGTTATTTAAAAAATCATGATGAGGCGATTCTTTTTGGTAAAAAACAGGAAAATCTCCTTTCTCCAAAAACTTTTTAACCGCATTAGGGAACATATCTATTATTTCTTTTTTTGCCGTAAAAAAAGATCTGCGTGAACCATCCGAGGATAGTGACTTAAATTCAGGAGTTTCTAAAATTTCTTGGTAAATCTCATGAGGAGGAACTCCCTTAAAAATTTGGGCATAAACGCTATTTCTTAGAAAATCGTGTCTAGCCCCAGATTTTTGATAAATTGGTTCTCTAAACCCATATTCTAATTCATATAAATCTATTATTTTCAGCAAGCATTCCTCTAAGAGAATGGGCATTTCCGCTGGTGTGTTTTCCCATAAATTTCTGTTTGGCCAGATGTACGAGTTAAATGTATCTTTATATCTCCCTAATGCGTTGCATCTTTTTCCTTTGACGATTAGATCTAATTTTGGTGGTTGGGATGGGATATCGAATGAATGGTCATAATTAAACCAGAATTGGCCCAATTTGAGCGGATTACCTATCCGCCTAAATAATTCGTCCTCTCTATAAAAACTCTTTAAAACAGCAAAAATAGAGCTATTAAGATCTTGGGATAGTGAGTCAAAATCTAAACAAATAAAATTCAGGTAAAAATCAGGAATTAACGCTAACTCAGTCGTCCCTTCAGGGAATTTATCCAAATCTTCGACGCAAGTGAGAATATGGTTTTTGTCGGTTAATAACGTCCCCTTCTGATTATCTATATTGTTAAAAAAACCTTTTTTAATAGGGCGCAAAAACCACCCATTGGAAATCGCTCGAGATATATTAGGGATCTCCGATAATAATAGACTAGTATTTTTATGGAAAATAGGCATAAAAAAATTCCTTTTTTGTTATTAATAGACTATATTGGTAGGGAAATATTTACATGAATATCCTTTTTTTGTAAATATTTATTCTCTTTTTTGTATCGTGTCATATTGGTAAAGCAGAGTGTCATAAAAAACACTCTGCTTTTTTTTGTCAAAAATTCTGTAAAAATCAATTAAAAATCGGGAAAATGTTATGGAGTACGGTTGAGGTACTTGCGGAAAATGACTCTAAAAAAAGTAGCTTAACCGTGGAAATTAAAGGGAAATTAGGGAAAAACATGTACGGTTGAGCAATGGAGTACGATTTCTCTAAAAGAAATATTTTAAGGGGAAATTAATAAGTAATAAATAAATAATAATATAAATATGTACTATATATACTATAGAGACGGTTGAGGAAATGTGATTTCAACTACTTAGCTATTAGTAAAAAGGTAATACGCCATAAATACTCTTTAATAAAAAGTACACTGAAAGCGTTATTTCTGAGAAATAGCGGTTCTGTCCCTTGTCCAGAAGCGTTATTTCTGAGAAATAGCGATTCTTTTTTGTCCAGAAGCGTTAATCCTTATCCCAATAAATATTACCATTAGCGTCACAGTTTAAGGTTAGGTCCACAGTTGATGCGTTATAATTGCAGGTGTGTTTTCCTTTAGATAAACACACATCTACAAGGTCTTGCGGAGGTTCTTGATCAATCATGATGGTAGCGGTTCCGTTCTTAGGGAACCCTGTTATTTTTCCTGTTTGTCCGCATTTGTAGGTTAGGTTTATATCGCAATTGCTATATATGGTTAGGATTAAGGTAGGAACTGTGGAGTTAGACACATAAACCCCACTTAAATCGTTATTAAGGCACCTTAAAGCCTTTTTTTGATTCTCAATAGCGTGTTTTAGCTTTTTTTCGGGCTTTTCAGAAGGTTTAGCGCAAGATAATAGGAGTAGGGGTAAGGGTACAAAAGCCCTAATTAGGGCGTTTTTGTGTGTTTTAAGCCATGTTCTCATATTTGTCCTTTTATTTTTAATTATCCTGTAGTGTTTCTAAAAATTGTATTAATTCACTATCCGAATAATCAGATTTACGGCCGTTTTCCAATTCGTTTATCAATTTTTTGATTATTGTGGGGTGCAGCGTTAATACGTCCTCTTGTTTTTCCTTTAAATTTTTTTCTGCTTGCTCATTTAGGTCTAATATTTCAAAAATTACTTGTTCTCTTTTCATATTTGTCCTTTGTTTTTTTTTTATTATTTTTCGTTGCTGTTTCCATCATCAATCAAGTCATCTATTACTTGATCAATAAATTTTTGGATTGAACCGAACTCTTCAATGAGTTTAGCTAAAATGGCTTCTCGTATACGAATAGTTACGACTTTCTTAATGCCATAATCCGCAATTTGTTGGTGATTGTGAGGATTTTTCATATTTGTCCTTTTATTATTTGTTATATTTCTCAAGATTACATACATGTCTTGAGTATAAATTGATGTAGTTACTCACTAATACCTTATCGTTAACTTTTAACTCATCCCTGTTTTCGATATCCATCGCCACGGCCATTTGTCCGTTAGCTAAATAAATGTAAGCATCATAAGGATTCATTAAACTGTTGGGATCATCTATTTTTGTAATGGTAGTGATTTCTCTAAAATTTGATTTTTTCATAAGTTTTTTCCTTTTCTTGTTATTCGTTATATTAATTGTAATACAATATCGTGTAACATGCAATATTTATTTAATGCATTGTATAATTATTTTATGTTTTTGGTGTAATTTTGAGGGGTTGAGGGGTAGATAGTGCCTCATCCACTGAGGCGATTAGTGGTTATTCTAGTTCTTCCGCCCCATAACTTCCTAAAATATAATCCGCAGATTTTTGGGCTTTACTAGCTGCTTCAAAAAAGAATTTTTTGTCATTTTTAAGTACTTTAAGCCATGATTTAACGTAAGCTGCGGAATTCTCAAGTTGAGGAGATAAACCACAAATATTTAACAAGAAGGATGCGGATATTTCGGCAATTAACTCTTCTTTAGAGTAGCGGTGACTGCCAAAAGCTGCATTTTTTTCTAATCCTCTATTAAGTCGCGAAGTGTGCCCAGTGGAGTGGGATAATTCGTGGAATAACGTATTGTAATAACCAGAATCCCCATTAAATTCGGATTTTTCTGGTATCACTACTAAGTCCCGCGATGGAGAGTAATAAGCTGCATGTCCCCTAAATTCTATTTTAGGACTATTTTTGTATTGGGCAATTATGTTTTCGGCCATTTCATTTTTGTTGATGGGCGTTTTATCTAGTAGCGATAATTCTAAATTGTAATCAATCACGTTTTTTGTTAATTCAATGTTTTCGCATTGTTCTAAATTAAAAACGTTAAAATGTTTTAACATTGGTATTGTCTCTTCCTCACCTGTTTTTTTATTGAGGATTTTTAACAGTTTCCAATAGACCACTAATTCTGATTTTTCGCCCCGTTTTACGTTACCGCCCAATTCTCTTATTTGGGCGTAAGTAGCCCAGAAAGGGGAGTTAAAGGAGGTGTTATTAAGCAAAAAATTATTGATGCCACGATATTGTTTATTAGATATCAAATTTCGTGGAGCCGAATTTGATGTCCGCCAAGGTTTTTGCCATGGAATAATATCGTTCTCTAATTGGCTCAAAATTTTGTCAGTAACACGCTGATAAATGTCGATCTTTTCGAATTTTTTCATAAATTTTTCCTTTTCTTATTATTGTGGGTACGTTACTTGGGATGCAATCAATATGATTGCGATAAGTAGCCCGTAAGTGGTAAAAATTGCAGTCATTGTTTCCTTAAACATAAATACCCCTATTTATTTTTTTTAGTGTTTTAGCTAGTAAGCTAGCCGTTTTAATTATTATTAGAGCTTTTTGCGCATCTAATTTTTTCTGTTTTGCGTAGAATTCTTTTTTTAATTGTTTATAGTTAAGTATCATAATGTCCCTATTTGTTATTAATCTATTGTAATACATTATCGTGTTACATGCAATATTTATTTAGTGCATTGTGTAAAAATTATAAGGATTGGCTTTTAATTCGGTGAGTTATAAATACGTTTTGAATGTTCCACGTGGAACAATTTGGGAAAAGTGGTAGTAACAAATAATTGTTATGACCACGTTTTCGATGTTACAATCTATCTAACAGTTAGATTAACGCAATGACATTGTATTGTCGTTGTGTTTAATCTATATTGGGGGGATGAGTAACAAAAAACAAAATATACAGTCCAAATATAAAGAGGAGTACGCCTCTAAATTAATCGAACACATGGGTAAAGGCTTTTCGTTTTCGTCGTTCTCAAAAATTGTGGATGTGACGCCCAAATGTCTTTACGACTGGGTAGATATACACGAATCATTTTCGGATGCAAAAGCTAAAGGCGAGCAACATGCTAAATACCTTTTCGAATCCAAATTATTAGAAAAATTAGATAACTATGAGTCAGCCCCCGATGCCGGCGTGGGTAAGTTCATGCTTAACGCACGTTTCCGAGACGAATATTCCGAAAACAAAAATAATAATGTAAAAGTCGAACGACTTGAAGACTTGATCAATTCGCTAACTATACCAGAATCCTAATAATATCAAATACTTAAACCCACTACAATGTTACGTAGATATTAATCCTAACTCATTGATATCATTATCTATGTAACATAGTGGATATTATGTTACATAAAATAATGTAACATATTGGAATTATGGCAGTGCACGATAATATTTCTTATCGTGCGTTCTCAGCCAACTAATTGATATTTGGATTGGAAAAATTTTATTTTTTGAGGGGGTGTTTTTCCACAAGACACCGAGAAAATTTTTTCGACCGCCCCCCACTATATATCCACTCCTATAAAAATTAATGATTTTATAAAATAGAAAATAAAATTATTATGAGTTAGCGAGGTGTATCTATAGAAGTTAGTGTGCTGATAAAAACCCGATTATTAGAGGGTCATTTTCCACAAGACTCCGCTATTAGATTTTTCGTCTATATTCTTTTGCCCAAAATTTTATAAATAAAATTCCCAATCGCAATGTCTACTCTTACAATCAAGTAATGGCCGAACAAATTGACCGAAAAATATCCGCACTCAAAACTCTCCGTAAGTGGAAAGAGGACCCGGTGCAATTTGTGAAGGATAACTTTAAGATCACCCCTGATGAATGGCAAAAAGATGCGCTCCTAGCGTTTCCTACCAACAAAAGAATGGCGTTTGTAGCGTCTAAGGGCGTGGGTAAGACCGCTCTCCTCGCCTGGATGATATGGAATTTTCTGGCAACCAGACCCTATCCTAAGATTGCGGCGACTTCTATCTCTTTTGATAATCTTTCGGATGGTCTTAGGGCGGAATTAGCGTTCTGGCAAAACAAGTCCCCCTTTCTCAAAAAATATTTTACTGTTACTAAAACGAGAGTTAGCTCAAATGAGAACTCGGAGATCTGGTTCTGTTCTCTTAGAGGGTGGTCCAGAACAGCGGATGCTCAATCTCAAGCTCTCACACTAGCGGGGCTCCACGCCGATTATATGCTCTTTGTATGCGATGAGGTCGGATCTTACCCCGAATCTATTATTGCTACGGCAGAGGCCGCTCTTGCGTCTGGTATTGAGTCTAAATTAATTATTTGTGGGAATCCCACTGATATAGATGGACCTCTCTATAGGGTTACTCATAAGAACCAAAAAGATTGGTACGTCCAACATATAAACTCGGACCCCGATAACCCCAAACGTTCCCCACGAGTTTCCTTAGAATGGGCCAAACAACAAATAGAAACATACGGGCGTGATTCTGCGTGGGTTAAAATTAACGTCTTCGGAGAATTTCCCGAATCTGGGTTAAACCATATTCTTTCGCCAGCAGAAATAGATGAAGCTACTCGTCGGTTTCCTGATCCATCCCAATATCAGCATTTCCAAAAACGTCTTGGAGTGGATGTGGCGAGATTTGGGGGGGACGCTACGATTTTATTCCCAAGACAGGGATGTATGGCGTTTAACCCAGTAAAAATGCAAGATGCTAAAACGCAGGACATAGTTTCTAGGATAATACTTGCGGTTGAGCGATGGGGAAATGAGGTTGAATTTGTGGATGGGACGGGCGGTTTTGGTGCGGGGGTAGTTGATTCTTTAATTGCGATGGGAAGGACTCCGTATGAGGTCCATTTTGCATCAAAGGCCAATGATCCACGCTACGCCAACATTAGATCCGAGATGTATTTTTCCATGGCAAATTGGGTTAAAAAAAATGGGTGCATTCCAAATGATCCAGAGTTAATAGAGGAAATGAACTCTATTACGTATGCCTTTAACTCAAAAGGGCAATTCATAATAGAAAATAAAGAACAAATAAAACAGAGATTAGGAAGGTCCCCCGATAAATTAGACGCGTTAATTCTTAGTTTTTTTATCCCAGACGGAATAAATTTACCTGGATTTGAGTCCTCTCATCAGGACTCCAATAAAATAAAATCCGAGTATGATCCTTTTAACCCCTCTAATTAGTACTAATATCGTACTATCAATAATTGCCAGAATATCCCCCGCCAAGCATAATTAATTTCATGAAGTACCAAATTGAGACTATTCAAGATATTGAATCCGAGATCAAAATTCTTTCTCAACTTCATTATGAGGAGATCAAAGATTTTGGTATTCCTCTACAACTAGATTTATCTACTTATTATTCTCATGAACAAAACAATTCACTAAAAATATTTACAGCAAGAGCGTCAACTTCAAATCGTCTTGTAGGGTATGCGTCTTTTTTTCTCTTTAATAATCATCATTATGATAATCAACTTGAAGCGAATCAGGATGCGATTTTTGTTCATCCAGAGTTTCGGGGTGTAGGCCGGCAATTTATAGATTTCATTGATATTCATTTGAAGGAATTTGGTGTGAAGATTGTTTATCATCATGTGAAAACAAATCTGGATTGGTCCCCAGCTCTTCTTTCTCATGGGTACAAGCACATTGAAAATATTTTTGCTAAGATTTTATAGTTGGTTTTTATTTTTTATTTTTTATTTTTAAAGGATTTAATTTATGGGCAGTGGCGGAAAAAAAAGTAAACCTCTTATTGGTAAAGGTGGGATTATAGACAGTCCATATTTATCTAAGAAAGGTACTTTGTTAGATCAAACAAAAAATGTGGTTCAAGCTCAAGCGGATCTCGTTACGGGAAAGTTGGCCAAAAATGAGATCCAAAGACAATTATTAGATGTTACTGGAGTAAATGATAATAATAAAAAATTGCAAAATCTTTCTAATGCGCAAGCAAGTGCTATAAATGACCAAACAAAAGCTATAGAACTTGCGAATAAAAATAATGAAATTCAGCAAAATAAGGACAGACAAGCCGTTCAAGATCAAGAAGCGGAACTTCAAGCGCAGTTGGCTAAAGATGAAAATCGAAAATCAGCAAGAGCAAGACAGTTAGCACGATCACGAGGACAGCAAGGACGACAATCAACGATTCTCGCTAATTCCTCTATTGGGGCGTCTCTTACGTCACCTAAAACTTTATTAGGACAATAACAATGTTTGAAAGAAAAGATTTAGAAGTTCTCCGCGCTCAACTTGAAAATGAAAGATCTTCTTTTATTTCTCATTGGCGGGATTTAGTTGATCATCAACTACCGCGAAGAGGAAGGTTTTCTATCACCGATACAAATAAAGGTGATAAGAAAAATACTAAAATCATTGATTCCACCGCTACTCTTGCTTTACGTAATCTTAGATCAGGCATGATGAGTGGGATTACCTCTCCTGCTAGACCTTGGTTTAAACTAGCGACACCAGACCCGTCATTAAATGAATTTCAGCCAGTGAAAGATTGGCTTACTTTTGTAGCGGATCGAATGAATACTGTATTTTTAAGGTCAAACTTGTATAATGTACTTCCTATCGTCTACGGTGATATTGGCTCGGTAGGTACCGCTTGCATCCTTATGGAAGAGGATAGTGAGCACACTATCAGATTTTATCCTTTTCCCATCGGTACTTATTCTTTGGCCCAAGATCATACTCTTAGAACCAATACTTTTTTCCGTGAATTTAGAATGACGGTATGCCAATTGGTGGAACAGTTTGCAGAGTATTCTCCTAGTGGAGAAATTATTTGGGATAATTTTTCGACCTATGTAAAAGACATGTATCAAAATGGAAATAAACAAGTATGGATTGATCTTTACCATTTTATTTTCCCTAATAAATACTTTGATCAAAATAAATTTTCAGCTAAATATAAAAAATATAGTTCTATTTATTGTGAGAGAGGTACTTATTCAGGAGCGTTTAACTCGTTATCTGATATTTACCAAAATCGTTTTCTCCGAGTTTCGGGATATGATTTTTTCCCAATCCTTTCCCCACGCTGGGAAGTAGCGTCTGAAGATGTTTATGGGACTGATTGCCCGGGGATGACGGCGTTAGGTGATATTAAACAACTTCAATTAGGGGAAAAACGTGCGGCCCAAGCAGTGGAGAAAATGATTAACCCACCGATGACAGGTCCGACGTCAATGAAAAATTCTAAAGCGTCAATTCTCCCAGGTGATATTACTTATGTGGATACTAAAGGGAATGATTCTTTTAGAGCGTCTCATGAAGTGAGATTTGATTTAACCCCACTTGAAAATAAACAAGCCCAAATAAGAGATAGAATTCGTCGTTGTTATTTTGAGGATTTATTTTTAATGATGGCCAATTCTGATAGAAGACAAATTACCGCAAGAGAAATAGAAGAGCGGCATGAAGAAAAACTTCTTGCTCTAGGACCTGTGTTAGAACAGCTTAATCAAGATTTACTCAATCCACTTATAGATAACACTTTTCAAATTATGGTGAATCAGGGGCAAATCCCAACTCCTCCAGAGGAACTTCAAGGAATGAATCTTAAGGTTGAATATATTTCCATTATGGCCCAAGCACAAAAATTAGTGGGTATTGGTGCGCTAGAAAGAACAGTAGGGTTTGTGTCTCAAATGGCGCAACTTAATCCTGAAGCCTTAGATAAAATTGATATAGACCAAACAATAGATATTTATTCGGATTTAACGTCAGTTCCACCAGGAGTTATTAGATCTGATGAAGTAGTAGCGTCTCTTAGAGCAGACCGAGCTAAACAACAACAAATGCAGCAAGAACAACAACAAATGCAGCAACAAGCAGTGGCCGCTAAACAATTATCAGAAACTAATCTTGAAGGGAAAAATGCTTTATCTGAAATAGTGAAGCGTAGTGAAATAGGGGAACTCGTATGAAACCTCTAGTTCAAAATTCAGCCGATCCTGATCAAGTAAAAAAAGCTAAAGATAAAGAAAAATATAATAGAGAAGATGAACTCCACGATCTTAAGCAAGTGCTCTCTACAAATGAAGGGAAGCGTTTCATTTGGAGATATTTGGAAAAATGTGGAGTTTTTACGTCATCTTTTACAGGGAACTCCGAGACCTTTTTTAAAGAAGGCGGGCGTAACATTGGACTTCAACTTCTTGCTGATGTGCAAGAAGCTAACATAGAATCATTAATAGAGATGATGAAATTAAAAGGAAAAATGAATGAGTGAGGAAAAAGTTTCACAAGAATCCACTAAGGAAACTTCCAATCAAGATTCATCTTCTGTTTCGGCCAAACTTTACCCTGATCAAGGAAAAGAATCCGGCAAAAAAGTAGAAGGTGAAGCGGTAAAAGAAGAAGCCCCACAAGTCGAATATAAATTCGATTTAGGGGAAGACGTGCATTTAGAAGCGGACTATCTTGAGAAGATTGCCCAATTTTCAAAGGAGCAAGGATTCTCTAATGAGGTTGCTAATAAGATTGCACAAAGAGAGAATTTACTTCTTTCAAATTACATTTCCAAACAAGAAGCCGATCATGAGAAACAAGTAAATGATTGGGCCAAACAGATTGAAAATGATAAAGAATTTGGGGGAGAAAAATTCAAGGACAATGTTAACTACGCTCACCAGTGATTAATAAATTTGGTGATGAGGATTTTAAGAAGTCTCTTAATGAGAGTGGCTATGGTAATCACCCAGGGCTTTTTAAAGTTTTTGCTAAGATTGGTCAAGCGATGAAAAACGATGAACTTGTTCATGGGCAAGCTCACACATCTAAAGCACCAAAATCAGCAGCGGAGTTATTATACGGAAAAATTTAGATATTAAAATTTAGTTTATTAACAATAAAAAATAAGGAGATTTTTTATGGCAACTTTAGGCGCAAGTGTACTTACTCTAGCCGATTGGGCAAAACGATTAGATCCAGATGGAAAAGTTCCAGCAATCGTTGAACTACTCGGTCAATCAAATGAAATTTTATCAGACATGTTATTCAAAGAAGGAAACCTTCCTACAGGTCATCGTACTTCAGTAAGAACAGGTTTACCTACTGCTTATTGGCGTTTAATCAATCAAGGTATTCAGCCATCAAAATCCACTACTGCTCAAATTGATGAGGGTATTGGGATGCTTGAAGCTTATGCTGAAATTGATAAAGATTTGGCCGAACTTAATGGGAATACAGGCGCATTTAGATTAAGTGAATCTAGTGCTTTCTTAGAAGCGATGAACCAAGAAATGGCGCAAACAGCATTTTATGGTAACTCAGGACTCGCTCCAGAAGAATTTAATGGTCTTGCTATTCGTTATTCTTCTTTATCTGCGGTTAATGCCCAAAATATTATTTCAGGCGGCGGTTCTGGTTCTGATAACTCTTCTATATGGCTAGTAGGTTGGGGTGAAAATACTGTTCACGGAATTTTCCCTAAAGGTTCTAAAGCAGGACTTATGCACGAAGATTTAGGTCTAGTGACAGTAGAAACAACTGCGGGAATTGCCGGGAATAGAATGAGAGCGTACCAAGATCATTTCCAATGGAAATTAGGTATCGCACTTAAAGATTGGAGATATGTTGTTCGTATCCCGAACATTGATATTTCTAACTTAGTAGCAAAATCATCAGCAGCCGATTTACTCGAGCTTATGATTAAAGCTACTCATAGAATCCCTAATCTAAATAATTGTAAGCCAGTGTTCTATATGAACAGATCATGTTTTCAAATGCTAGACATCCAAAGACGAGATGACGTTCAAGTAGGTGGGCAATTAACTTATGATGTAGTGGATGGTAAACGAATAGCTTCGTTTAGAGGAATTCCTGTTAAACTATGTGACCAATTACTTGAGACTGAAAGCGTTGTGTCATAAGGGTTTATTATGCAATCTCCTAAACAATCTTTGTATAGTGTTTGGAATACGATGTTAACAAGATGTAATAATCCTAAACATAATACGTACAAAAATTATAGGGTTAAAGGAATCACGGTTTGCAAAAAGTGGAACGTAGAACGAACGGTAACTACACCTCAAATAATTACAAAAGTATCCAAAAGATACAGAACAAAGGAGTTTTTATAATACTAGATGCTCACAATCAATTTTCAGATAGCCAAGCTTTAACAGCTACAGCGGCTTCAACTAACATAATCGACTTTGGTGCAGATAGAAATATCGGCATCGGAGAAAAATTATCGGCCATAGTAAATATTGAAGTAGCTTCAGATTTTACGACTGGAAATGAAACTTATGTTATCGGAGTGGAAACTGATGATAACTCAAGTTTTTCTTCCCCAGCAGTTTTATCTACAACTACTTTAGTAGGGTCCGTTGCTGCGGGTACTATTATTTCTATTCCAATCCCTGCGGATTTAAGAATGGAAAGATATTTAAGACTTAATTATACTTTAGGTGGAACTACCCCTTCCGTAACATTAAGTGCGCATTTAATGCCATCAAATAATGGTGTGGAAGTGATTTCTCATTATGCTGATGGATTAACAATTTCTTAAGGAGTGATGCTTGAAAGTTAAAGCGATTAAATTAGGTTTTTTAGGTAATCGTAGAATTAGAGAAGGCGAGATTTTTAATCTTGCTGATAAAAATCTTTTTTCGTCTGTTTGGATGGAAGAAGTGGACGTGGAGAAAAATGCGGAGTTAAAAGACCGCCCACTACCAAAACTTAAATTTAATGCTGAAAATTTTGGTAAAAAAAATCCTGTTAATAAAGATGTGATTTAATATCTCATCTTTATAGGCGTAGAGGTTTTATTCATTTCCTCTACGCCTTTTTTTAGTACGAAAAAATGTTTTATTTTAAGTAGGTAAAATAAATGAGTAGTTCTAAAACAGAAATTTGTAATTTAGCTTTATCTCATTTAGGTACGGCCAAAAGAATATCTAATCTTGAAACGGATACCTCAGGGGAAGCGACTAATTGCCGAATATTTTTTGATATTGCTTTAGAAGAGGTATTAAGGGATTTCAAATGGCCGTTTGCTACTAAGATAGAAGCACTCGCTCTTATCGAGGAAAATCCTAACACAGAATGGACTTATTCTTATCGCTACCCTTCTAATTGTTTAACTATTAGACGTATTCTTTCAGGAATACGAAAAGATACTCGTCAAAGTCGGGTCCCTTATCGAGTGGCCTTTGATGATTCTGCTAGGATTATTTATACAGATCAAGTAGAAGCTTATATTGAATACACTTATAATATGACCGACCCTGCTTATTTCCCGAGTGATTTTACTTTAGCTCTTTCCTACAGATTAGCTACCCTTCTTGCTCCTATTTTAACGGGGGGCGATCCATTTAAATTAGGAGTAGCAACATTTGAACTTTATCAAATGCACTTAAAAAAAGCGGTGGTTAATTCTTTTAATGAAGAGCAAGATGAAGAATTACCTGATAGCGAATTTATTCGCACGAGGGAATAAATGAGTAATGTTACGATTAGATCATTTACCGGTGGGGAACTAGCCCCTTCTCTTTATGCGAGGGTAGATCTTCAAAAATATCAGCAAGGTTTACGTACTTGTAAAAATTTTTTTATCCAACGTCATGGTGGGGCCGCTAATAGATCGGGTACAAAATTTATTGGCGAAACTTCTATTGCTAATAAAGAGGTTCGGTTAATTCCTTTTATTTTTAATGCTGATCAAACGTATGTTTTAGAGTTTGGTCATCAATATATGAGGGTTATCCATAATGGTGCTTATGTTGTGGCCGCTGCTAAAACTATCACTGGAATTACTCAGGCTAACCCAGGAGTTATTACAAGCAATGCCCATGGGTATTCGAATGGGGACGAGATCGCCATTAGTGGCATCTTAGGGATGACCCAACTTAATAATAGAAATTTTAAAGTAGCTGGTGCTACGGCCAACACATATACATTAACTACTCTTACCGGGGTAGCGGTTAATACTACTTCTTATACTACTTATATTTCAGGGGGTTCTACTTATAAGGTTTATCAAATTTCTACTTCTTATGTAGAAGCTGATTTGATGGATATTCAGTATGTTCAAAGTGCGGATGTAATTACTTTAGTTCATCCGACTTACCCCCCAGCGGACTTATCGAGGAGTTCTCATAGTTCATGGACACTTTCTAATATTACTTTTGCTCCTACTATAGCCGCTCCTGGCGGGGTGACTAATAGTGGTGCGGCGGGGGCTACTTCATCATGGGTAGTAACCACTATAGAAAGTGAATCTTATCAAGAGTCTCTTGCTTCTACGGCCACTACTTCATCGGCGGTCCCAAGTTCAGGTGCGCCTATTACTATTTCTTGGTCGGCCGTAACAGGAGCTTTAGAATATAATATTTATCGTTATAAAAATGGGGTTCATGGTTTTATTGGGATTGCTAGTGGGACCTCTTTCGTGGATGACGGGATAACCCCAGATACAGCGTCAACTCCTCCTATCTCAAGAAATCCTTTTGGTAGTTCGGGGAATTATCCGAGTGTTGTTACTTATTTTCAGCAACGAAGATTTTTTGCCAATACTACTAATGATACGGAAAAAGTATGGGGTTCAAGGACAGGAGCTTTTACTAATTTTACCATAAGCTCCCCTCTCCAAGATGATGATGCGGTTACTTTTAATATGGCGGGAAGACAAGTAAATGAAGTACGCCATTTATTAGATATTGGTAAATTTATTGTCATGACCAGTGGAGCGGAATGGTCCGTACAAGGAGGGACTAATGGGGTGGTTACACCTAATGATATTAATCCCCAACAACATAGTTATGCTGGGTCTAATACTCTCCCACCAATCATTATTTCAGGAAACGCTCTTTATGTTCAAGCACGAGGGAATATAGTTAGGGATTTAGGTTTTGACGCCGATGTGGAAGGCTATAGAGGAAATGATTTAACAATTTTTTCTACGCATCTTTTTAGTGGGTATACTATTTCCGATTGGTGTTATCAGCAAGTACCTAACTCCATTATATGGGCCGTAAGAAATGATGGGGTTTTATTAGGTCTTACCTATGTAAGAGAGCATCAAGTATTAGCGTGGCATAAACATGAATTTGAAAATGGTATTGTGGAAAATGTTTGTTCTATCCCTGAAGGGGATGAGGATTATTTATATTTAGTAATAAAGAGAGTGATCAATGGGGAAACTAGGAGATTCGTGGAGAGACTTAGTTCTCGTTTTATTTCTGCTACTACTATTGAAGAGGCTACTTACTTAGATAGCTATCTTACTTACGATGGTAGAAATACAGGTTCAACTACAATGACTTTAAGTGGGGGGACCGATTGGGTTTATACCGAGACATTAACTCTTACGGCAAGTGCTGCTTTTTTTTCTTCCTCGGATATTGGTAATCAAATTTTCCTTTATGATGCAGATGAAGATATTATCCGCTTTTCTATAACTGGCTACACTTCTACTACAGTAGTTACAGGAACCCCTCATAAGACTGTTCCTGTTTCACTTCGGTCTACTGCTAGAACTACATGGTCAAGAGCGGTAGATATGGTATCGGGAATTTGGCATTTAGAGGGGCAAGACGTATCTGTTTTTGCGGATGGTTTTGTCGTCGCTAACCCTAATAATGATTCTTACACAAGTCAGACCGTAACTAATGGGGCCATAACATTAGATAAACCTTACGCTGTTATTCATGTGGGTTTACCAATAACATCCGATCTTGAAACATTAGATATTGATGCGATTGAAGGTGAATCACTTTCAGATAAAAAGAAAAGAGTAAATAGAATAACTCTTTTTCTTGAATCTTCTCGGGGAGTTTTTGCGGGTAATTCCGCTCCTACAGGAACAGATATTTTAGAAGGGTTAGAAGAATTAAAAATAAGAAATGAAGAAGGTTATGACGACCCTGTTTCTCTTAAGACAGGTGTTGTTGATATTAATATTAGACCTGAATGGAATTCCAATGGGAGAGTTTTTATTAGGCAAACAGACCCTCTTCCAGTGAGTGTTTTAGCTATAGTTCCATCAGGATTATTTCCATTTAATAAATAGGGGTTTTGATATGGGTGCAGCCGCAGCCGCAATGGTAGGACTTAATGTTTTGCAAGGAACCGCAAACGCTTCTATGCAAAAAGCTCAAGCTAAATACCAAGCTAGTCAGATGAATCAAAATGCTAAACTTGCTAATATGCAAGCGGAGGATTCTTTACGACGAGGGGAAGAACAAGCCTACCAAATAAGAAAACAAAGTAAATCTCTTATTGGTTCTCAACGTGCTAGTTATGCGGCCCAAGGAATAGATGTTTCAAGTGGGAGTGCGCTTGATGTTCAAGGAGACACAGCGGCTTTAGCAGAACTTGATGCGCTCACTATTAAGAATAATGCGTTTAAAGAAGCTATGGGGTACAAGATCCAAGCGTCCCAATTAAAATCAAATGCAAAAGCAGTAAAATCTTTCGGCCAGATGCAATCTAATCTTTCTCTTTTAGGAGGAGGAATAGGAGCGGTTGGAAGTTATTACCAATACAAACAATAAGGTAGTTTTATGCCTATAGTACCTAAATATGAAAGACAAATACGAAGTACAGGGCTTAATCTCCCTCAAAATAATTTTAATGCCCCTGATCTATCAGCTAATTTTAATAATGTATTTGATCAAGCTAAAGGGGCGGTTAAAGCAATTCATTCAGTTCAATTAGAAGAAAAAGCAAAAGCGGATAAGCTTTCTTTAATGAAAGCGCAAAATGATTATGATTCTTTTTTAGGGGAATACCTCCATAATAAAGATACAGGTGCACTTACAAAAAAAGGTGAAAGTGCTTTTAATTTAGACGATGATTTTGAAGTACAACATAAAGCTAAGATAGAAGAGATAAATAAAACATTAAATAATGATGAACAAAAACAATCTTTTAATTTTTACGCTTCTGATAAAAAAATTAGCTCAAAAAATTTAATCTATGGGCATATAGAAAAAGAAAAGAATGATTTTTCTAATACTCAAGCTACGGCCAGAGTAAATCTTCTCCAAGAACAAGCCTCCCAAAATCCATATTCTCCTAAAGCAATTGCGGATAGTCTTAAAGAACAAAACAAAGCGATTATTAATTTAGGTCAATTAAATGGTTTACCTCAAGAAAAAGTCGATCAATTAATTTTAGAGGCGAATTCAAAGACTCATCGAGGAGTGCTTAATACTTACCTTAATAAAGGTGAGGATGTAATTGCTCAACAATATTTTAATCATGTTAGTAAAGATATGACCTCTTCTGATAGGGAAATGGTTCAAAAATCTTTAGAAGTAACTTCCACTTTAGGGCAATCCCAAAGACTCACTGAAAATATTATGGGTGCTAATTTAAGTCAGAGTGAATCTTTAAAAAAAGCAAGATTAATTCAAGATCCTAAAATTCAAGATATGGTGGTTCAACGAATTAAAACTAGATTTGATGAGGATCATGAAGCTAAAGTTTACGCACAAAATGATGCTTTTACCGAACTTTATAATAATGTTGTTCATGATAAATTAGATATTAGTAATTTAGATAAAGAGAAATTAACTTCATTACCACCTTCCATGCAAGCGACGATTCTTTCTATGAAAGATGGACAAAAAGAAAGTGATTTAACTAAATACCAAGATTGGCAATTTATGGCCAACGATTCTAGCCAGCATAAAGAATTTATGCGAATAGATGCGAGTGAGTTTGTTAAACATCTCACTCCTACTGATGCTAAACACATGATCCAATTACAAGCGGATATTAGAAAAGGAAAATTTGATTCCCTTGAAGGGCAAGGGTATCTTTCCCAAAAAGCGTTGGTAGATCAAAATTTAAGAGAACTAAAAATAAAAGATAAAGTTGAGCAAGCATCTTTTCATAAATACATAAATCAAAAAGTAGAAGAATGGTCTACTACTAATAATAAAAAACCATCAAAAATGCCGAGGGAAGAATTACAAAAAATTATAGATGAGGGTTTAATTGAAGGTGAAGTGAAGAGTGGGTATCTATTAAAAATTGATCCGAATAAAAGGGCCTATCAAGTTAAAACAGAAGAACTTCCTAATTTTGTTCCTGATAATGAAGAGGATGCGGCTAAATTAAAAAATTATAAAGAAACTGTTCTTCTTGAACAAAAAGTTAAACAAAAATTAAAAGATGCTGGTCGTCCGCATTCACCTCAAGATGTAGAGTTAGTCATAAAAAATATTAAAAAAATAGCTGGTAAACAATAATGAATGAATACGATTCACTTATAGACCAATACATAAAATCTACCCCACCTAAAATTGATCCAGTGGATTCTTCCATTAATGAAGTTAAAGATATTCAAGAAACACAATTTAAGATTAATGAAAAACAAGTTTCTAAAGAACACCCAGATGATTATGCAAAATATGTAAAAGTAGCGGAGGAACAAAATATCCCAGTCGCTATGGTTCAACGTAATTGGGATAGATTTAAACCTAAAGAATATGAAATTGATTATGAAGATTTATCTAATAACTCCCCTAAGACGAGAGATTTTTTAAACGATCCAACTAATCTCTCCTTATTTAAAGATGAGATTAATTCATTAAAAGAATCTGAATATATTTCTAAACAAATCCCTTCTAAAGATAAAGGATTTATTAATGATACTATTTTAGCCGGCCAACAAGGGTTTGTTTCTTTAGGTTCCTCAACTCTTGTGCTTGCTTTAGCTCATGGTATTGGTGATGAAGAATTTGTTTCTAAAGCTTTAGCTGATTCGGTTAAAACCCAAAGATCTTTAGATTTAATTACCCCTACTCATGTACAAAATTTCCAAGAATTAATGAGTAAAGAACGCCAAGATTTAAATTTAGCAAAAGATAAATTTTTAGTTGGGTATGATGAGTTAAAAGATGGAAGAATTTTAGATGGGTTAGAAAAAGCGGCTAAAGGTGGTTTTGAAACTGTCTATGAAGCTTTAGATTTTGCTAAAGAGTTTATTTCTAATCCTAGAAGTGCCTCTTACACAATTGCGCAAAATATTCCTAATGCTATTCCTTCTATAGGTGGTTCTATCGCTGGCGTCCCCTTAGGGCCAATAGGAATTTATGCGGGAAGTTTTACGGGAGGGGTTTCTACTGAAGTTGGTTCTTCTATTTTGGAAGATCTTGAAAAACAAGGGGTGGATACTTCTAATCAGGATGCCATAAAAAAAGCGTTTAGAGATCCTAAAATAATTGATGAAATTAAAACTCGTGCTTATAAAAAAGGGATCACTACTTCGGCCATTGATTCTTTATTTACGGTATTTGCTGGAAAACTACTTAAAGGTGCCGCTGGTAAATCACTTAAAGCTAAAGCTATAGCGGGATTAAAAGAATTAGGGGTTCAATCCACTGGCGAATCTTTATCCGAATTTGGTGGGCAATTAGCAAGAGAAGGAAGTTTATCTAAAGTTGATCTAGGTGAATCTCTTCAAGAGGGTTTAACTTCTTTAGGTCAATCCGTAGCGGATACTTCTGTAGGAGCGGTTAGAAGAAAAGCCACTTCTCTTAGAGATCTTTCCAATGAAACTAAAACATTTATTAATTCATTTAAAGATTCCCAAGGAATCCAAGCGATAAAAGATTTATCTAATAAAATAAGAGATTCAAAATCATTTAATCGTTCACCTAAAAAAATAGAACAATTAGTGGGTAATCTTACACAAGGTGAATCTATTTATTTCCAAGCAAGTGATTGGGAAAAATTATTTAAAGAGGGTATTTCTCCATTAGAAAAAGCGGATGAATTATTACCAGAAGGACGAAAACAATATTTAGAAGCTAAAGAAAGTGGGAATCCGATAGAAGTAAAACAATCCCATTACATAACCAAAATAGCTCAAAGTGAAATTCAGGATTCATTAGAAGGTTCTATTAAGTTAACCCCTAATGGGTTATCTAAAAATGAGATTCAAGAATTTACTAATAATTTTGAAAACACTATTCAGCAATTAGCAAAACCCGCTCAAGAAGAATTAATTACTAAAAAACAGATTAATGATTCTTTTGAAGCGGTAAAAGAAGATGTTGCGCTCCAATTAATGGAAGCAGGTCATTCTAAACAGACCGCTCAAATTTATGCCGAAGCTATGACCCCGTTAAGAGTTTTAGCTGAAAGAGCCAATATTGACCCTTATGCTCTTTATGAAAAATATAATATTAGAATCCAAAAACAAAAATCAGGGGATGCTTCTAATTTTGATTCTACTCAAAAAAATAATGAAAAATTTTATTATGATGAAGAATTAAAAAACATGTTGGATGAAGTACGAAAAGATCCAAAATCCAATTTAGTAAAAGAATTAGGGTTTAAAAATAAAACTTCATTTGTTAAAGCGGCTACTGACCCTAAACATAAAGATCATAAAATAATTAAAAATGCTATTAACCAAAGATTACAAAATATAGAGCATTTTCAAAAAGACAAAAATACTCCACAAGGAAGTTTAAAAATTTCTCCTAAAAGAGAAATGACTATTTCACTTTTTGAGAATGCAGATAAATCAACTTTTCTCCATGAGACAGGGCATTTATTTCTTGAGATTTTAGGAG